TTTTTTTGAAGGACTTTTGCTGGTGGCAGCCATCGCGCCCTTTGCGGTCAGCTTCCTGCTTACCTCGCGTAAGCCGATGGTGCCAGGCCCCATTGGACAGAGAAGCAGGCGAGCATCGAACTCAGATAACTACCCAGGCAAGTTCTGTACCCTGTGCGGCGGATTAACGCCTTGCCTCCCACATGGCGATCTTGGCGATGGCCAGATACTGAATTTCCATGTCGTCAAGCTGGATGATGCTCCGCTCGATCCTTTGGCAATTGCCTCAGTTCGCTATCGCGCTGCTTTAGCTTGCGGGGCTCTAGAGCAGGTGAACTGATTTATGCCATCTCTCTTGCCTAAGAAAGTTGCAGATGAACTGAAGCAACAATCTGCAAAGGCTTGCGAACCTAGCCCGAGCGGGCAGACGTACGTCTTCCAATTCCACCCCGACAAACAGATCACGTTGGCTGATTTAGATGAACACATATTGAGGGTTGTGAAGAAGGCATTGCGGAGTGGAATGAAGTGAAGCAGCCTAAGGAATTGTCGTTTGATTGGCACGACGTATTCCAGCGCCTCTTCTTCGGCGGTGGAGTAGGAGCATCCGCAACGGTGGTACTGGAGCTGGTCCACGCCGAGCCCAAGATGTTTCTGGAAACGTTTCAGCGGTGGGGCGCTGCTGCGTTCATCACCCTGATTGTGCTCTTCATGGTGAATAGCGGGTTCCGCTCATTGATACGCGCGAGCGCGGACAATGCTGCTGCGTTGCAACGCCTGGCTGATTCGGTGCAGATGATCGCGCAAAAAGACACTGAAGAGTCGTACGAGCAAAAAATTCTTCTCGGCCATATCGGCAGCTCAATAGAAAAGCTGCGTGAAAGCATGGCCGAGCTTTCAGATCGGCTGCCTCCAGCGCGGCTATCTCAGGGAGCGGGGAAATGACTGGGTTGGGCGTTGCCGAGACGCGGCGGAGACTGCGTGGCGAAATTCTTGAGCTTGTGTGTGAGGGGCATGACCAACAGCACTCGCGCTTTACTGACGCCATTCTGTGGGGCGTGTTGCAGCGGCTTAAATACGACTGCTCGCAGAATGACGTGATCACTCATTTGCAGGACCTGCAAGGCCGTGGGTATTTGAAGTTTGAGCAGGAGAAACAGGGACGCACGAGCAAGGTCCGCATTTCACTGATTGAAATTACTCCGCGCGGGCGCGACCTGGTGGAAGGCAACATCCCGGAAGATCCGGGAGTGTTGATTTTGCGGTGATGGAATGGCAGCGCGCAAAAAGCCAAAGACGGGTGAGCGGCGGCTGAGCCGGCAGCCACTGAAGATCGATAGATTGCCAATCGAAGTGCGAGACAAGATTCAGCTTTTGCGTGCAGAAGGCAAGACGTGGAAAGAGATCGAGGAGCTGTCAGAAAAGTTTGTTCCCTGGGATTCTCTGCCAACGCCATTGCTGAATATGTTCCCGGATTTGCGGCTTCCGCATAGTTCGCTGGCGCGCTGGTATGACTTGCGCGTAGATCAGGTACTAAATGAGGCGGCCGCCGAACAGATACGCGCCCGGCAGATCGCCGCGGAATTCGCCGGTGCCGGCATAACGAATCTCTCGGATGCAGTCATTCATGCAATGAGCGATCAAATTTTTGCGCAGATGCAGTTTTCTGACGAGGCGCATCGGGAGAAAGCACAGGCAGGACTTGGACAACTTGCATTGCTGGTAAGCAGGCTGGAGCGCACGAAGCTGGCGAAGGACAAGTTAGACCTGGAGCGGGAAAAGCTCGACGCGCAGAAAAAGAAGTTGCAGGAACTGGATCCGAGCGAGGTTTATCTCCGGGCGGCTGAGGATGTTCTGAAGAAGCTGCGCACGAGAAAAGAAATAAGGGCGGTGATCGATCCGATCAAAGAGGAATTGATTACCGAGTTTGCACACAGTGCTGAAGCGTATAGCAAACAAATCGAAGCGCGAACGGCTTGAGGGATCACGCAGCCAACTGCGTGCAATCTTCTCTGCTGGTTTCACGTCTGATGGCCAAGTCAAAGGCTTTCGCCCGGAAACGGTGCTGAAGGCTGCATGGGAGCTGGCTGAAGACGTGGAAGGCTTTGTGCGCAAATACCTCCCGCATTACATGGTGGACCAGGAGACCGGCGCGGCAATCGAGCCGGCAGACTTCCATAAAGAGATTTACCGCCTTGCTCTCACGAGTAAGCGCACTGCTGTGGCAGCTCCTCGCGAGCACGCCAAGTCCACCGTGATTTCTCTCTTCTTTGTTTTGTATTGCATCTGCTACAAGCTGCGCCGCTTTGTTGTGCTGATAAGCGACACGCTGCCGCAGTCACGGCTTCTGCTCAATGCGATTAAGACTGAGATTGAAACCAATGACTCGCTCATCCAGGACTTCGGCAATCTGATCAATGATGCTAAGTGGGGCGAGGAAGATATTGTCACCACCACTGGCATTCGTATTGTTGCCCGCGGAGCCGGCCAATCTATGCGCGGACTGCGGCATCGCATGTTCCGCCCTGATCTGGTGATCTGTGATGACCTGGAAAATGATGAGAGCGTTGAAGCCCCAGATTCGCGCACGCGGCTGGAACGCTGGTTTAAAAACGTAATCCTTAATTTGGGCAAATCGTGCCAGGTGTTTGTGCTCGGCACCATCCTGCACTATGACTCGTTGCTTGCGCACCTGCTCGATAAGGAAAAGTTTCCGAAGTTCCTCAAGCGCACGTTTGAAGCTGTGGATGATGACTGGACTCCGGCGAGCGTGCTCTGGCCGGGCAAGTGGCCATTGGAAGCATTGAAGGATAAAGAACTCGACATAGGACCTACTGAGTTCAACCAGGAATGGCGCAACCGTCCTGTGAATGCGGATAGCCAGAGTTTCAAAGAAGCGGACATTATTCGGCACGCTTACAAGCGCGAGAGCCTCGAAGGCAAAACTCTCATACGCCTTACCTCTGTGGATCCTGCCATCAGCAAAAAGGAAAAGGCTGATGACTTCGCCAGTGTAACGGTTGCGGTGGATGATCAGGGCTTCATCTATGTGGAGCGTGCAGAAGGCGTAAAGCTGAGCTTTCCAGAGCAAGTAAAGTTTCTGCTCACTCGTTACGACGAGGAGCGTCCTGAAGCCGTAGGCGTTGAAACAGTCGCATACCAGAAGGCTTTGAAAGAGCGCCTGGACGAAGTGAGCCGCGAAACCGGCCGCTATATTCCTGTGGTTGAAATTACCGCAGACTCAGACAAGTTCCGGCGCATCTCCACACTTGCGCCGCTGGTGGAAAACGGCACGATTCGATTCTGTCTTGATGGCACACAGAAGAAGCTGATCTCACAATTATTGTTCCTGGGCAAGATCAAGGATGATCTCGCCGATGCGCTCCATATTGCCGTTGCTCTCGCGCGTTCGCGTTGTTTTAAAGCAGTGATGGGCACGGTCCAGGCAGAAGAGAGTTGGTACGGCAGCCGTCAACGCGGAATGATGCGCACCGCGCAGCAGAAAATCTCACGCGCAGCAGAAGAGCCGGAAGCGCCGGTTCTTGCGCGAAGCCAGCGGAGGTCAGTATGGGATTAGTGACCTCTGTTGTGGACCGCGTAAAAGGCTGGTACCCATCGAACAAAGCTCCTATTAGTCTCGGCATAGCCGGCATACGTCCAGTACAGGAGGCTGTTGGCCCGCTTCTGTTTAATCTCGTTTCCGCAGATCCCGAGGATGCGAAGTTCAAGCGCATCACCTCAATGCAGACGCTCCGCGATCTCAATCCGCTCATGCACGAGCGCATGCAGCAGGTTGCGTTTTACCTGAAGAGCACAACGCCATTTGGCAAGCGCATTGTTGAGGTCATTACCAACTATGTGGTTGGTGAGGGATTCAAGGCGGCCGCGGCGGATCCCGAGGTACAGGCGGTTATCGATAAATTTTGTAGTGACGACATCAACAATGTTTTGGAGAGCATTAAAGATTGGTGTGATGAACTCACTACCTTTGGCGAGTTGTGCATTCAGGCAATCGTAAATCCAGTAAACGGCGCTGTGCGTCTGGGCTATGTTGATCCGCAGGAAATCGAGTTTGTTGAATATGGCACGCTCACAGCAGCGGACGGCTCACAACGGCCGATAGCGTTCCCGCTTGCTGTCCGTCTCAAGAGAACTCAATACGAGGAGGAAGGCAAACGTCTCCTCGTCATTCGGACGGATGATGATCCTAACTCTGAGACCTTCGGTGAACTTACCGGCGATTGTTTTTATGCCGCGATTAATAAGGCAAAGGGCGCCTCGCGTGGCCTCTCTGAATTATTCAGCCTGGCGGATTGGATCGATGTATTCGACCAAATGATGTTTGACTGTGCGGACCGCTTCCGCTTCCTCAGCGCCTATGTGTGGCATTACACGCTCACAGGGGCTGACGAAAAAAAGGTGGAGGCATTTAAAAAGACAGTCACGCAAAATCCGCCGCGCCAGGGCAGCGTACAAGTCACCAATGAAAACGTAAAGATTGAAGCGCAAACGCCCAACCTACAGGGCGCGGATATGGCAGAGACGCTGCGCATGATCAAGATGTACGGACTCGGTGGCGTTGGTCTGCCTCTGTGGTTTTTTGCTGATCCTGTGGATGCGAACAAATCCACGGCTGATGAGATGACAGGCCCTACAGGCAAGAAGCTTACTGAGCGGCAGAACCACTTGAAAAGCCTGGTGTCAAAAATCCTTGTTTATGTTGTGCAGCGCGCCATCTATGCCGGCGTGCTCCGCCCGGACGTGGACGCAACTGTAACGTTGCAGGTTCCCGATCTGATGATCAAGGACCTGGAAAAAGCGGCAATGACTTTGGCCGCTGTGGTTAATTCCGTGTCCGTGATGGAACAGAACGGTTATATCCAGTCCAAGACGGCGGCGCGTGCCTCGCATGTTGTGCTCTCCCAGATCGGTGTGGAAGTGGATCCCGATGAATTTGAAAAGGCGCAGCAGGAAAAAGAGCAGCGCCAAAACAACCTGGTACCAGAGCAAACAAATCTCGCGAATGCACTCTTGCAGCTTCAGCAGCAAAACAAAGGTGAGCCGGAGCCTGCTCCCGCTGGAGGTGTCCAGTGAGCAAACAATCCCAGTTCACCAGCAAAGTAGATGAGCTGATCGCGCAATCGAAGAATCTCTCGCTCAAAGCGCGCAAGAACATGATCGAGCTGCTCAATGAAGCTCGCAAAAAGATTGTGGCAGAGCTTGCCAGCGTCAATCCGCAGAGCTACACGGCTGCGCAATTGAGTGTGCTGAAGCAGTCGATTGATCGCGCGATGGATGAATTCCGCGTAGCAGCAACGTCTTCTGTTGACGGTTATGAGGCTGCAATGTTTCAAACCGGCGCGGCAACTGTCTCAGCGCCGCTGCAAGCTCTGGGCCTGGAAAGCTCAACGCTGGGCCAAGTATCGACCAGCACTTTGAGCATCGTGCAGGGATATACCGCCGATCTGATCTCAGGTTTATCCAAGGATGCGGCGAGCAAAGTAAATTCCACGATCCAGCGCGCATTCCTGGGCAATCAGTCGATTACCGACATCATCACGCAGATCGGCAAAGCCATTAATAAGGGCAATGACTTTGACGGCGTATTTTCCAGTGTCGGCCGGCGCGCAACGGGCATAGCGCTGAATGAAATTATGCGCGTGCATTCCATTGCGGCGCAGGCACGGCTTGAAGACGCGAGCGAGCGCCATCCTGATTTGCAGAAGGCGTGGGACCACCTGGCCATTGCCAAAGTGCCCCGGCCCGGACACGTTGCGGCGGATGGGCAGGTTGTGGATGTTGATGAGCCTTTTGAGGTTGAGGGTGAGGAGCTGATGTACCCGCGAGATCCCAACGGATCGGCGGACAACACCATCAATTGCCACTGCCTCATGCGGCCGTATTTCGCCGCGGACACGCTCAAGCCGAGCGCAGACCAGAAAGGTCTGCTGGATGATTTGGGAATTTCAGTTTCAGCGGCATAGCCGCAAAGGAGAGCAACACAATGGCTGAAGACAAAGTACAAGTACCTGCGGCACACGCTGTATTGCCGGAGAAATTGCAAAAGAAATGGCAGAAGACCTGGCTGGATGCCTACAACGCTTCAAGCAGAGAAGAGAACCTTGATGAAGCAGGACGCCAGCAGTTCGCAACCAAAGAGGCAAACCGGCTTCTGCGCGTTCCTGCGCCAAAGTCACATGAGGAAGCAATGGACCTCGAAGATTGGCAGATCGCACATAAATCTGAGAAAGGCGGGAAGCTTCGCATCGTTACGATTGACGGCAAAAAACACACCTTTGATATGCCGACAAAGAAGGACCCTGCCGGCGACAAGAAATAGCCGGGGCAGGTTCAGTCGGACAAACTTCAGCCGAGAAGGAAGTACAAGTAAATGGAAATTTCACTTGAACAATTGCGGGAGATGGTTGCGGCCGCGCTGTTTGCGAAGTTCGGAGGAGACTCCTACAACTCGCCGTTATATTGCGTCGCTTCAACCTATCCCGATTATGTGATCGCGTATGGTCCGAACGCGGACTTGTACAAGATTTCATTCACCGTGGGTGGTGATGGCGATGGCGATGGCGATGCTGATGACATCACTCTTGGCGATCCGCAACTCGTGGACGTGGCCTATGTCCCGGTCACAGAAGCTGCAAGTTTCCAGGTGATGGAAGGCGCTGCGCTGATTGATGACGGCTGGACCTGGCCGGTGCAGATCATCGCGGTTGGCCCTGCTGGAGGTTCGCTCAATAACAGTGCTATCCCTCACGTCTATACGCCTGCTGTTGTCGCTCAGATCGCTGAAGCTGCAAACGGCGCGCGCTTCGGACGCCGGCACGCGGCCTCTGGCGAGAACCCAAATGCTGATCCTTCACGGATTGCAGGCTGGTTTAGCGATTGCAAAGTTGTGAAGGAAGCCGCAGTCGGGTTACTGCACCTGCTCAAAACTGAAACTGAAATACGCGAACGCCTCATGGCGGCGCGTGAGGCCCAAAAGATGGACCTGTTCAATCTCAGTGTTGATGCCTATGTGGGTTTCAAAGTTGCGAATCACGGCGCCAAGCAGGTGATGGAGTCCACGAAGCTCGCAAAGCTGAGTTCCATTGACATGGTGGCCGAAGCCGGCGCTGGCGGGAAGTTCCTGCATGTCCTTAATTCACGCGAAGTGATGCATGACATTCATGCGCTGCAAAACAGCGCGATCAAAAAAGTTCAACCAAACGGCGGCGAGAATGCTGGCCGGGAAAAAGGAGCAGCGATGAAAGATCGCATAAAGAAAGTACTTGAGGCGCTCCGGAAGCATGATGCCGGCCGCGCCACTCAACTCACAACCAAATTCGAGGGGCTGAAGGAAGACAAGCACGCTGATTTCTTTGCCGAGGTCTCCGAGGCGCTCGCCGATGTAAGCAATCCACCGGCGCAGTCTGGCGAGACCGGAACGCAGCACGTCCAGGAAGCCAAGGCAGTTCTGGAAGAAGCCAAAAAGCTCCAGACCAAAAACACTGTGGTGAGCAAAGTACAGGAATCGAAACTGCCGAAGCCTGCACAAAATCTGGTGATCAAGCGCTTTGAAAACAAAATCGCCACGGAAGCGGAGATCGATGCAGAGATTACCAGTGTGCGTGAAGCATTTGCGGCAGCCGTGCCAACCGGGCGCGTGGGAGGAGTAGTGCCGATTACCGTTGGATTGAACGGCGTGGATAAAGTCCAACTTGCAATGGACCGTATGTGCGGAGTCACTGAGCTAGGGCAAAGGCTTTATGCCGAGCGTAATGGAATTGAGCAACTCAAGCCGGAGCCTGGACTCGGTTTCAGGAGCGTGAAGGAAGCATATATCTTCTGCACTGGCGATACCAATTTGCAGTTTGGCATGAATGGGATTGGTGGATTCACCAAGGTGAGCGAAGCAATCTCAACCTCAAGCTTCCCCAATCTCCTGCTGAACTCCATGACCAAGCGCCTTCTGCAAGACTGGGCTGGGCCGGGCATGAATGGCCTGGATCAACTTTATTACACCGCACCAGGTGGATTGCCGGACTATAAATCGCAGGACCGCGTGCGCATGGGTTACCTCGGCGATCTTTCAACCGTGAGCGAAGCCGGCACATATACCGAGTTCACTCCGCCTACTGATGAGCGCGTGAGTTACGCTGCAACCAAGCGCGGCAATATAATTACGATCTCGCGTGAAACGATCCTGGGAGATGATCTTAATAAGATCACACAAATCCCCGGACGGATCACCCGCGCCGCAAAGCGCACGCTGAAGCAGTTCATCACAAACTTCTTTGTGAACAACACCAACTATGGCGTTGATTCCGTGAGCTGGTTCAACGTTACGCACAATAACCTGAGCACCAATCCGCTGAGCATTGACGAGCTGAATCAGCGCGAGATCGCGATC